ACTACGGAGGAAACTATGCTATACGATTATCTATTGATAGCAATAGCAGTTCTAGTTACTATCGGAGCATTCTTACTCGGTATAACTATTTCTTGGTTAGCAAAAGGTTACGTTGAAGATTACATCGAAAACGCTGCCTATGCTAAGTCGGTAACTCATCCAGAAATGCTAGATGAGAATGGTCAAATAGTTCACGATGAACTAATCTACCTTCGTGACATGATCGTCGAAGATGACGATGATGAAGAAGATTAATTGAATTTAATTATGCCTACTACATCACTTGAAAACAGTAACTCTAGGTTACTAATAAGCGAGATCCTAAGAAAGGTCTCAAATGCAAAAACAAAAAAAGAGAAAGTTGATTTGCTTAAGAAGCATAACAGCACTGCTCTTAGACAGTTAATGGTTATCAACTTCGATGAGAGTATCGTTTCAGAACTCCCCGAAGGTGAAGTGCCTTACACACCTAACGATGCACCAGTTGGTACTGATCACACACGATTAGAATCAGAGTATAAAGGGTTGTATAGATTCTTTAAAGGAGGAGACAATCGTCTCAAATCTTTGAAGAGAGAAACAATGTTCATTCAATTACTTGAAGGACTTTCTGCTGAAGAAGCAGAACTTCTTTGTCTTGTCAAAGATGGTAAGTTGACTGAGAAATATAAAAGAATTACTAAAGCAGTAGTTTCTGAAGCGTTTCCATCAATCGTATGGGGGAACAGAAGTTGAAGGGAATTCAAGTCCTTAAACAAAACTGCGATCCTAAAGATGCTAAAGATCCAACACTACCATACTGTGCCTATCTTGTTGAGTATAAGGTAGATGGAAAAGTATGTTATGATATTTCTTTATCACAAAAAACAGTAGAACTTTTTGATTATTATTACGATCTTTATAAAAAAGATTTTGTAAAATTTTCACAATCAGAAGGTAGAATCAATCCTAAACTATGGAACGACCCAACGAAACAGAAGAAACCAAAACGCAAAACCAGATGACCATGTTCCTTAATAGGACTAAGGAACAAAAGGTAGCGATTCAGAAACAAAAAGATGAGGAAGCATACAAATCTGCATCTAAATTGATTGGAGTATTTGTCAGACCTCTGGTTGTTATGCTATTATGGAACTGGTTAATGCCAGGTCTATTTGGTTTTGTAACCCTAAATTATATTAAAGCATTTGCATTATGTTTAATCACTCGTATTTTATTTGTATCTGATGAATGATGTTTCGTTGATCTCTGTCACACCTGATGCAGAGAAAATTATTGGTTACATTGCAAGGGTATCAAACCCTAAGAACCAAGAAAACCCTAACGTTGAGGGTCTTCTTAAGTATTGTATTAAACATGGGCATTGGAGCGTCTTTGAACAGGCATCCATGACACTTCAGATCGAAACTACCAGAGGTATTGCTGCTCAAGTTTTAAGACATAGATCATTTACATATCAGGAATTCTCTCAGAGATATGCTGACTCTTCGATGCTTGCTGAAGAGATTCCTATGTTTGAACTACGTCGTCAGGATCAAAAGAATAGACAGAATAGTATTGATGATGTTGATGAGTTTACAAAACAGGAATTTGATATTAAAATAAAGAGGCACTTTGATGAGGGAATGAAACTCTACAAAGAAATGCTCGATCAAGGTATTGCTAAAGAGTGTGCGAGGTTCGTACTTCCTCTAGCAACTCCTACTCGTCTTTACATGACGGGATCTTTACGTTCTTGGGTTCATTATATTGACCTACGTTCTGCACATGGAACGCAAAAAGAACACATGGAGATTGCTAACGGTGCAAAGAAAATTTTCATCGAGCAATTCCAAACCATATCAACCGCATTGGAGTGGATTTAAAATGCCTTTATACCCTGTAATAAATAAAAATACTCAGGAGAAACAAGAACTCAACATGAGTATCAAAGATTATGACCAGTGGAGGAAAGACAATCCTGACTGGGATAAAGATTGGAATGCAGGTGTAGGAGGTGTAACTTATGGCACTCCTAAACAATCAGACGGATTCAAAGAAGTCATGTCTAAGGTGCAAACCGCACATCCATTGGCAAACTTGAGTAGGTACACTTAAATTATGGCACGAGCACGCAAAGGAACAAACTCTCCTAAAACTTATCCGAACAACAACGGAATGTCAAGGAAGCAGATGAAAAGAAAGAAACCTATCGACAAGTCATACATGACTAAAGTCGAACCATTAACTGACAATCAGAAGATTGCTTTCGCTAATTACAGTGAGGGTAAGAATCTATTGCTACATGGTGCAGCAGGAACAGGTAAGACTTTCATTACACTTTACATGGCACTGCAAGAAGTGCTTGACGAAAACTCACCTTATGATAAAATATACATTGTAAGGTCTCTAGTTCCTACTAGAGAGATTGGTTTCCTACCAGGTGACCATGAAGATAAGTCTGCCTTATATCAGATACCATATAAAAATATGGTGAGGTATATGTTTAGTATGCCTGATGATAATTCATTTGAAATGTTATATGACAACCTCAGAGCACAGGAAACTATTAGTTTCTGGTCTACAAGTTTTATTCGCGGTGTTACCCTTGATAATGCTATCGTTATTGTAGATGAATTTTCCAATCTTAATTTCCACGAACTTGATTCGATGATCACTCGCATAGGTGAGGAGTCAAAGATCATGTTCTGTGGTGATATCACTCAGACTGATTTGACTAGAGAGAATGACAAGAATGGAATCTCAGATTTCATAAAGATTTTAGAATCAATGCAAGAGTTTACTTGTGTTGAATTTGGTATCAGTGACATTGTTCGTTCTGGTTTAGTTAAATCATATCTCATTTCAAAATACAATTTAGGATTCTAAATGTTTAAATTTGTCAATGTTGATGTCAATGAAATTGATGTCGAACCTGTGAATGAAAACGGAGTAAGGTATTATCCTATTCCTAATGCTGATAAATATTATCCAAGCGTGACCTCAATCACATCGTTTAAGAACGCACAATTCTTCAAGGATTGGAGAAATAAAATAGGTGAAAACGAGGCGAATCGTATCACTGCTCGTGCTACTCAACGTGGTACAGCATTTCATAACTTAGCAGAAGATTATTTCAAAGGTGAATTAAACACTGACAAATACTTGGAAAATAATCCATTATCTGTTAGAATGTTTCAAGCAGCAAAGTCTACACTAAATCAAATAGATAACATTCATTGTCTAGAGACCTTTCTCTATTCACATTATCTTGGTTTAGCAGGTCGAGTGGATTGCATTGCTGAGTTCAATGGTGAGTTAGCGGTGATCGATTTCAAAACTTCTACTAAAGAAAAAAAAGAGGCTTACATCGAAAATTATTTTGTCCAAGAGACTGCGTATGCAGCGATGTTCCTCGAACGATCAGGAATTGAGGTAAAAAAAATTGTCACACTTATCGCCACTGAAGAAGGATCTATACAAGTATTTGAGAAGTACAATCTTGATGACTATCTACAATTACTTAAAACCTACATCGAAGAATTTGTTAGGGGAAGAAATGTCTAAAGAAAAACTTGAAGATAAATTTCTGACCGCTAGTAAATTCTCTAATGAGATTGAAAGGTTAGTAAAAAATAGTAATGGACTCATTACTTATATTGAAGCAGTAGTTACCTACTGTCAAGAGAATGAAATTGAAGTGGAAACAGTCCCCAAGTTAATTTCAAAACCATTAAAAGAACGTCTCCGTCATGAAGCACAGAGACTAAACTACATGAAAGCATCATCTAAAGGAGTTCTACCATTGTGACGGGATTTGAAGTGTATAAGATGTATCTCGCACTCAAACAACACTTCACCAAAGATAACTATGATTATCAAAAATACAATGGTAAAGTTTCCGCTAGTGAAAAGTCATTTGAACAGAGACGAGACCGTTTCTTTTTTAAAAAGTTAGCGACAAAGTATTCCGAGAAAGATATCTTGGGATATTTCGTCGCTAATTTTATTAAAGATCCTAAAGGTTACATTGGTTCCTTTAGTAGGGAAGTCTACACTCAATGGAAGATACATCAAGAGTCTTTTACATATAAATTTAAACAGGATGTAAATCTTTTACTAGAAGAAACCGACAATAACTTTGATCAAATATTTGTTTCTAAAGGACAGCACCCTCCATTACTTAAAAGGTATTATGCAGGTGAAGTAGATTTAGAAACTCTTGTTGTCTTTGAACATTGTTTAGGATATTCTGACAACCTAGATAAAGTAATTAAAGATCCTATCTGGAATGATACTAAAAAAAGAATTAAAAAGTATCAACCTTTTCTTAATATCAATTGCCAGAAATACAAGACAGTTATTTTAGAAACAATTAAAGTAAAGTTATGAGTACATTCTTTAAATCAGAACAAGTTCAAGAAAATTTGCAAGACATCTTTAAAACATATCAAGAGATCGCTGCTATGAGTCAGCGTTTACCTGAGATGAGTAAAGAACAAAGGACGGAACACATTGAAGACTGTATATTTCTGGTAGAAAAACAGAGAACATTTTATACACGTCTATCTTTGTCTGCTCCTACTGATGAGGAAGCAGCAGACATGAAGATGAGAATCAATGCCATGTCCCAAGCGTTTGGATTCAAAGACCTAATGGATTGTTTAGATACAATGATCAAGACATTAGAAACCGCATTAGAAAAGGAAAGTTGACAGCATATAAATAGTGTGCTACGATTACACAGTAGCTTTAATACAACAAATACGGAGAATACAAGTATGTCTTTCGCATCACTAAAAAAAGCATCTAAAGCAGGTGGAACCCTGTCTAAGTTGACACAAGAGATCGAAAAACTGAACCAACCTCAGAGTGGAGGAGGTGCTGATGAGCGTCTTTGGAAACCTGAGTTGGACAAGTCTGGTAACGGTTATGCTGTTATTAGATTCCTTCCTGCACCAGATGGTGAGGAAATGCCTTGGGCAAAGATCTGGAGTCATGCCTTCAAAGGTCCTGGTGGACAATGGTACATCGAGAACTCTCTTACTACTATTGGTAAGGATGATCCCGTTGGAGAATTGAACAGGGAACTTTGGAACAGTGGCAAAGAGTCAGATAAGAATATCGCTCGTGCTCAGAAACGTAAGTTATCTTACTACAGCAACATCTATGTTGTGTCTGATCCTGCACACCCAGAAAATGAAGGAAGAGTATTCCTTTATAAGTATGGTAAGAAGATCTTTGACAAACTCGTTGAAGCAATGCAACCTGCATTTGCTGATGAGTCACCTATCGATCCTTTCAATTTCTGGAAAGGTGCTGACTTCAAATTGAAGATCCGCAAGGTAGATGGTTACTGGAACTATGATAAGTCTGAGTTTGCTCAACCAAATACACTTGGTGACTACGATGACGATCGTCTAGAACAGATTTGGAAAGAGGGATACTCTCTTGCTGAGTTTGAAGACGCTAAAAACTTTAAGACATATGAAAAACTTAAAGGACGTTTAG